TTTTGTTAAAACTGTACCATAAAGAATTGCTTGATACCTAGCAATAAAACTATCCATTGATTCATTTATGTAGAAGTAATCCTCATTAGACATATATACAAAACATCTATCTGGACATTCTTCATCTGCAGTTATACTTGCTACTTGATGAATATTAATGTAAGCATCTGACTCTTCAATACTATCTTGAAAATCATAGTCGTCATCTTCATCCTCCGTAAGTTGTATAATGTGCATTAACATAAATCATGTTTTTAAAACTAAATACCTAATCTGCTTAGCGAGTTCATTAACCTTAGCTTCTAACACATCTCTTTCTTTCATCAACTTTGCTATCAATTCCTTTTGTTCTGCCGTACTCATACAAATTTACTATTTAATTATTTTAGAAATAAAAAGTGCATATCGCATTGACTATCAATGTAATACACACTTAATTGTTAAATGTTAAAACCGCCCTTGTTAAATGTTACTTCTTGGGTAACCTAATAATCTTACTTCCCAATGGCATAGGAACAAATATAGCAACTCTTCCGTTATCCAAAACAACTCCACAGCCTAATGTTGGTCTTTTGGGGAAAGGTCTTGAGTATTCCATTGCGTAGGCATCAATATCGATTCCACAGCCTACATTCATACCAAATATCATGTCTTTGTCACTAGAAGAGTACAAAACCCCTCCAAAGGAGTGAACATGACCTATTACTGTTGATTGACGAGCATCTCTTGCTCTATTGATTGCACCAGATTGTCCAGAACTGCCAGTGCCATGAGTGTATAAAACACTATCTATTTCCCATTCTAAGGCCCATTTCCAGCCTTTTGGTGCATCCCATGCTTGTTCATACGATTTGATAAATCGGTCTGGTAATCCGCTTGTTTGAGCCTTTCTTTTATGTAGGGCTGAGTGGTTACCTATACAGACTTTAACATTTGGGAATGTCTTGTACCATTTGTACATGGCAGCTTGAGCTAAATCAGCTTCTCTACCAGCACTATGGCCATCTGGCTTAGATTCATGGTAGCTAATAGCATGATTGTCAACCTCATCTCCAATATGTACTATTTCGGTACATTGGAACTTGTTGGCTACCTCGTAGCAGAAATTTTTGTAAAGTGGATGGCAGAATGGCTCATGAGTGTCTCCGATGATTAAGACATTTTTTTTGCTCATTATGTTTGGTTTTGGTTAGTTTATTTGTAAGGTGCATAGACTGTCTTGCCGTTTACCTTTAATGCTCTTAGTATTTGTTTTCTGTTCTTAGCTCCATTATAAGAAACGTGAACCCAGTCTGGTTTATTGTTGTCACCAAACTCCCATATCATCTGGTCAAAATCTAAACTATCTTTTATATAGTTAAATATTTCTGTATTTGATACACTACCCATGCCATCCATATCAATATCTGCCGCTTTAGCCTCACAATGTTGTGAATTTAAACTTCCACCTATGTAGTGGTTTAAGGCCTTAGACCTATATCCAGATGAAATATTAATAGGGCCAAACTTAACTCTTATTGGTTCCAATACTTTCTCGCAAAGAACTTTAAGGTTCTCTAAATGCTCTGGAGTAGGTTCGTTAGATACTCCATGTCTTTTAGCTGATTCGCTACGTGTAAATTCTGCTAATGCAAAGTGTTCTGATACTTTCATACTTTATAAAATTACTAATCTTTTTTAAATACCTTTTCTACGGTAGTTAATCCTAAGCAACCAAAGGCTAATGCAGATACTGCATAAACCAAAGATTCAGCAGGAGCTGTGTTTAATGCACTAAATGAATTGTGGTACATAGTAACGCATAACGATAGTACGCATAACAAGCCACATAAACGCTTCATTGACAACCTTCCGTTATCTTCTGTAAAAAATTGCTTCATATTAATTTGCTGTTGTATCTATTTTAGTCTTACCCCAAAAGTTCTTTTTCTCTTTTACTTGAATAGTATCGTGAATATAAATAGTATCAATTTTAACTATACTAATCATGCTTTTTAGTTCATTAATATCATTTTTAAGTAATTTGTTCTCGTTAGATAATTGATTTATCTTATTGGTAGTACTTACTATTATTTTATCTTTAGTTTCATCTGCTTTAATTTGGACCTTTTTATTTTTATCTAAAGTATTGTTAAAGTCCTTCATTAACTGTTTAAACTCTTTGTCACTGGTAATCATCTTATCCTCTTTACTACCTATTACATTGATACTTGTTGCTGTTATTGTTAGAAAACTAAAAATTAAAAGAAGTGATTTCATGGTCTATTATTTTACAGATGATTTAATAGCACCCATTGCATCAAGGGTTTCTAACTTAGTAGTAGTTGAACTTAGGGCTGTTTTACAGTCAATCAACGCTTGTGTCTTTAAGCTGTCTTTATACTCAAGATTAGTAATCCTTGCGTCTTGAGCAGTTATTTGATTGTTAAAATTGCCTCTAATGTCTACGTACAAAACAGTTATACCGATAATAACTAAGAACATCGTGCCCTTAATAGGGTCTTTACTAAACTGAGAGAAACTAATCGGCAAAGGATTAGCACTTACGTTAACGTCTTTTTTGGGAGCCATATTACTTTTTTCCTATTTTAAAATATATGCTACCAGAGTAGCTAATATTATAATTTTTATTAATATTAATATTAAGACCTATTAGAGCCTTATTTTTGGCATTTAGCATTAATCCAGGACTTAGTACTTCTAATCCGTTTTCTTGGCTAAAATCGCCTCTTATGCCGTAATAAAGACCAAGTTTGGCTTTTTGAGCATAATACTCTTTTACATAGATGGTTTTTTCGGTAATATTGGACTTAAATCCTCTTGACATGATACGATTTTGGCTGATAGTATCATCTATTACAAAGATATTGGAATCTTGCTTAATCGTATCTGAATACGCATAAGTACACATATAATCAGATATTATACGTACTGTATCATGAATTATGGTCGTATCAGTAGCTATAATGACAAAAGGGATAGAATCCCCTTTAATGTACCTATTTCTGTACGTATTCTTGTACAAGGTATCTCTAACCTCTTTAACCTTAGTGTATTTACTCATATCACTAAAGTCTGCTGGTTTATCTGTTCGGTTTACTTCATTATATACCCAAATAGCAAAAAATGCTGATAGAATAATTAGTAAGTAATCTTTAGTATGCTTCATAGTTTATAGTTTAATCATCACAGAAACCAGCTTGTGAAATTGTTCCAGCTCCACTTGTAAAATAAATCTGTGCTAATCCACCAGACTTTTGAGCACATTGAGTAATTGTAGTCGGAGTAAGGAATCCAAGAGACATTAAACCACCAGTCTCACAAGCAACCCATTCAATTGTAGCTGGAGCTGTTGTAACCACAACCTCATATTTTATACAAACTGTTGGGTCATAATAACCAAATTTACCATCTCCAGTCAAACTAATAGAATAAGTAGCAACACCTTCTGCTGGTGCACCAATATTAAATGAAGTTATATATGCTCTTCCATAAATCGTATATTGATAAGTAACGCCAACTTGAAGTGCTAATGTTATTCTAGTTCTGTTTAATTGAGCATCTAACATCATCTTATAATCAAATCCGCTAATAGCTATTAATCCATCACAAGTAACACTCCATGAAGTAATATCACTTTTATACTCTTTAAACCAATCTGAATTGTAAGAAGTTACATCTAATTGACTTGTATCAGTATCAAAAGAGCAATTAGTAGAAGCAGCAAAAGGAACATAATTTCCTCCAGTTCCACGATAATATAAAATTAAATTTGTTCCGTTAGTTGCCATTTCATTTGTTTTAGGTAATTGTGTATCTTCCAGTTCCTTGCAAAGATATTGAGTAAGTAGCAGTGCTTTCTACTTGACCAGTATTATTTATTGAAACAATATTAGTTGTTCCTGCAATCATATATGACGGAGAGGTACCTATAGTAAGTCTTATTAATATAGGAGTCCTAGCTAATTGAGCATCAAACATTAACTTAGGTTCAAAATTACCATTAACAATTAGTCCGTCACATTTAACTGTCCAAGAAGAAGTATCTATAGCAAAATTAGCAAACCATCCATTACTACCAGATGAAGTTTGAACTATATCATTAGATGTATCAAATGAGCAGTTTTTAGCCGCAGCAAATGGTATTGCAGTAGAGCCATTCCAATAATATAAAACCACA